TTGCGCTTGCGGTTCACCCAGAAGTTGACGGTGGAGCCGTGCACGCCGATGGCGTCACCGATCTGCTGCTCGGTGACTTGGTACTCGTCCTTGAGCCGCTTGAGGAGCTGGGGGAAGTCCTCGGCGGGGCGGGGTTCGGCGTTGTCCACAGGGCAAGATTCCCGCACCGCTTCTACTTTTTGCAAGCGAAAGTAGAAGCGTGGCGCAAAGCCATTCACCCCGTGACCTCCCCGTCACGCGGCGTACCCCTAAGTCATATGCCGCAGCCTAGAACACTCATTCGACTGGCGCACCCCTAAGACGCCACTCGGCGAATCTCGGCGAGACTCGTTGACATCGTTCGACTTCGACTGTAGAAATGTCACATCACCCCGGAAGCGGGGAGACCAACAACACCACCTGGCACGGGGTACACATGCCGAAACTCCACCGCAAGGGCGAAGGCAAGCCACTCAGGGAGGCCATGGAGAGGGCGGGGCTCACGGGTCCTGAACTCGCCGAGGCCACCAAGGAAGTGGATCCGGCCGGACGGGGCATCAGTCCCGCCACCGTCGGACGCCTCGCCGGACGCGGCAAAACCTCTCGCGACCCATGCGAGTGGAAGACCGCCTGGTTCGTCGCCGAAGCACTCCACCGGAAGACGAACGCCCCCCTCCAGGACCTCTTCACCATGCCCCCACACTCGACTTCGACAATCGAAAGGTCAAGGTCCGATGCCGAAGAAGACTGACCGCCGAGTCCCCCTCCCGGCCGGCCTCATCCCCCTCCTCGACCAGCAGCAGCTGGAGACGTACTACGACGTCTCCGACTGGCAGGTCCTCCAGTGGATCAAGCAGGGGATGCCCGTCGAGCCGTTCGCCGGCCGTGGTCGCCGCTTCGACCTCGCCAAGTGCGCCGCGTGGCATGCCGCGAACGCATCGCCGGACGCGGACCGCGTCGCGCAGCTCGCTTCCGCGGGCTGACTACTCCCCCAACGAAGTCGGGGCCGCCCGGATGCGCGTCCGGAACGACCCCTCAGCAACCCACTGCACCACAAGAAAGAGAGTGGATCGCCTTGAACGCATCATCTCAGACCCCGGGCGCGGGTCAGATCAGAGTCCTCCCCCTGCATGAGGCGCCGCAGGCGTTCGTCGACAAGGACGGGGACGTGTGGGTGCCGAGCGGGCGCACCCCGGACGGCGAGTTGCTGCTGTCTTGCCCGCTGCCGTTGGACCCGGAGGACGCGGGTGAGGGCGAGTCGTTCGCGTGGACGCTGCCGCTGGTTGAGGCGGAGTTCGGTCCGCTGACGGAGCAGTCGGCGGTGTCGGCGTGATCGCCCGGTCGGTGAACGCGGCGGCGGATGTCATCCACCGCGCGCAGGTGAATGGGGCGGTCACGGCGACGGGGATCGCGCTGGCGTTGGAGTCGGCTCAGTTGCTGGTGTCGCCGGAGATGGCGGCCGAGCTGGAGCAGGGCCGCTTGCGTGTGGATGAGGTTGAGCGGAAGTACATCTTCGACACGGCCGAGTTGAAGCGCCGCATCGCCGAGTTGGAGGCGGAGCGGCACACCACGAACGAGGCGCTCGCGGACATCACCCTGGCGGAGAGGTCGGCGGACCGGCTGACCGCGCTGTTCGCGCCGACGCAGGTCCTCCGTGAGGAGCTCATCGCCGAGGCCGTGTCGCCCCGGGTGCAGGCGATGCGGGCTCTGTTGGACGGCCAGCGTGCCGCGGTTGAGGACCCGCACGACGGGCCGCTTGCGCACTCGTACCGCGTGGGCCGGGACCTGCCCGAGACGGGCGGTGCCTGATGTACGACACCCACACCCCGGCCGAGTGGCTCGCGTTCCTCTCCCTCGGCCTCTCCCTCACCTCGGCTGCTGCGAGCCCGGTCCTGCTCCTCGTCGACGCGGACCACTTCGCGTGGCCGGACTGCCGGCCGCTGCTGGAGTCCCGCGCCGGTGACTGGCTGCTTGTCGAGGTGGTCACCGCGAAGGCCGCACTGCGGGATGCCGCGCTGTCGGCGGCTGCGCTCCTCATGCTCCTCACCGCTCCGAAGAAGGGCGCACTCCGATGAACCACTCCTCGAAGCCCGGGCTGTCGTTCAGCCTCGGCGCCAACCACCTCCACGGGGTCCTCCGCGTCGACCAGATCCGCACCGACGACCTCGTGCAACTCGTCGCCGGATGGGGAGACGAGGACACCCGCGACGACGTGATCGCCGCGCTCGACGAACTCGCCGCAGTCGTCACCGGAGTGGCCCGCGAAGGCGAACTCGACGCAGCGATCGAGCAGGTCGAAGACGTCGCGTCGATGGACACCGCGCAGGTCGAGGTCCGGATGTCGGATGTACGGCGTCTGCTGGCCGAGCTCGGCGAGGTGGCCCGGATGTTGTTCCGGTTCGGGTCGAAGGGCGCGTCGGAGATCCGGCACCCGGCGATGCGGGCGACGCGTGTGCACCTCGCGAAGAGCCCGCTTCCGGAGCAGCAGGACCGGAGGACGGCATGAGCGACAACCTCGCGAAGGCCCGCGCCGCAGTTGCCCCGCTGATCGCCCACGACACCGGAGACCGGCCCCGCTGGCGGATCGTCCACACCGACAGCGAGTCACCCTCCGGAGTCGCCCTCACCTGCACCGGCGAGAACAGCGACGCGCTGCACATGATCGACGACTACCCGGGCGGGCCGATCCGCGACGAGGAGGGTGTCTACGACTGCTGCCCGTGGCCGCAGTTCGAGACGTACTCCCCGGTGCTGGCCGCGTACCTGGTCGCCTTGCTCAACGCGGACGCCGAGGAGAAGGCCACCGACGCGCAGTCGGCGACGGCCACTCCCGACTTCTTCCAGCCCGGCCACACCTACTCCGACCCCAGCGCCGACAACGACTGGAAGTTCCGGGTCGACACCATCACCACCCACCCTGAAGACGGCGAGCGCACGGCCCTCGGCTGGCGCCACTTCCGGGGCGAGTGGACCGAGCAGGCGTATGGCGAGGACGACTTCGAGATCCACCTGCTCGCCGGCATGACCGACGGCGGTGACCGCTCATGAGCCTCCGTCTCGCCGCCCACTGGACGGCCGTCACCACCACCGCCGCCTGCACCTCCACCGTCGCAGCGATCCCCTTCACCGGGACTGCCGCATCCGCTGCCGGGACCCTCGCCGCGGCCGGGGTCTGCCTCATCGGCATCGCGCTCGCACCCGCACCCACCCGGAAGGACGGCCGCTCATGACCGGCATCCCGGAAGAGCGCCTGGAGCGGTACATCACAGCCCTCCGCGACGCCGACACCCACGCCCAACTCACCGACCGCCGCGACCTCGTCCGCCTCGCCGAAGCCGTCATCGCCGTCGCCAACGACGAGACCGACCCCGTGTACCGAAGCGGCTACAACACCGGCCGCATGCACGCCGACGGCCTCCACGACACCAACCGCCGCGCGCACCTCCTCCACGAGATGGCCCTCGGCGCCCGCTGGAAGTCCGGAGACGTCGTCCGCTGGTACCAGGCCCAGGGACTGACCGGGCTCGGCGTCCGCGCCGCCCGCCACGACCTCGCGATCCTCCGCGACTCCGGCGCCATCACCGAGCACGACGAGAAGGGCGTCAGGTTCTACACCCTCAACTCCCAGAAGGGCAGCCGTTCGTGAGCACCACCGTGCAGGCCGGGGTGAGCACCGCCCCGGCCGCCGGCCGCCGGGTCACCCCGACAGGCCGACTCATCCTCCCCGCCGACGCCGACCGCACCGACTGGCTCACCGCCCGCCGCTCCGGCATCGGATCCTCCGACGTCCCCGCGATCCTCGGCCTCGTCGACTACACCCCGCCGCTGAAGGTTTACTACGACAAGACCGGCCACGACGTCGACGACGCAGGCGAAGCCGCCTACTGGGGCACCGTCAACGAGGAGCCCGTCGCCCGCCGGTGGGCCATGCAGAACCGGTCCGTGATCCGCCGCGTCGGGCTCGTCGCCCACATGGATCACCCGCACTGGATGACGACCCTCGACCGGCGAGTCACCGAGTGCCCGCTGTCCGAGGACGAGCAGACACCCTGCGCGTTGGAAGTGAAGACCCGCTCGGCGTTCAAGGCCGCGCAGTGGCACGCCGGAGCACCGGACGACGTCACCGCTCAGGTGCTGTGGCAGATCATCGTCAACGGCTACGAGCACATGCACTACGCCGTGCTGATCGGCGGTAACGAATACCACCAGGGCACCATCCGCGCCGACCAGTACGCAGACGTGATGGCCGACATCACCACCGCCGTCGACTACTTCTGGAACGAGCACGTGCAGGCCGAAGTGCCGCCCGCGCCGACCGGCGACGGCGACGCGCTGACCCGCCTGTTCCGCCGCCTGCACCCCACCCGCTCCGGTGCGGTGGACGTCGACCGGCACGACGACGCCCTCGACGCGCTCCTCGACTACGGCACCCACCAGCGCGCCGAGTCGAAGGCGAAGAAGGCGAAGGCCGCAGCGAAGGCCCGCATGATCGCCGCCCTCGGCAGCGCGCAGTCCGCCCTCATCGGCGGGGAGCGCGCCTACTCCCTGGAGCCCAGCAACGCCGCGCCGAAGGTCGACCTGGAGCTGATGGCTGAGCGCTATCCGGACGCCTACGCCGCGTGCGTGGCGCCGAACCCGACCGAACGCATCGACATCGCCAAGCAGTACAAGGGGGACTCCTGATGGGCCTGCGAGAGAACGCAGCCGCGGCGGCCGGCCGCACCCTGACCGACGAGCAGCAGGACGACTTGCAACTCCCGGACGGGTTCGTCGACCAGTTCCCCACGCCCGACCCGATGGCCGACTACGAGCCTGGCGAAGACGACCCGGACATGGTGCCCGTCCACCTGGCGTGGCTGCGAGTCCGTCGGGAGATCCGCGCCATCGGCAAGGGCGAGAAGTACGAGGACGGCCGCACCCGCTACAACTTCCGCGGCACGGACACCGTCGTGCAGTACTTCGGCCCGGTCACCATCAAGCACGGCGTGAACGTCATCCCCTTCAAGACGGAGACGGCGTACGGCTCGAAGCAGACCAAGTCCGGCGGCAGCATGCGTGAGTGCTCCGTCACCGTGACGTGGCACATCGTCGGCCCGAAGGGCGACGTCCTCGTCGCACAGACCGCGGGCGAGGCGCTCGACACCTCTGACAAGAGCACGACGAAGGCGCAGACGGTCGCGCTGCGGAACCTGCTGCTGAACGGCGGGCTCATCCCGACCGGCGAGCGGGACCCGGACGCGGACCGGATCGAGCGGGGTATCGAGGCGCCGGCCCGGTCGGCGGAGTCGTACCGCGACGAGATCCTCGACAAGAAGACGTCGGCCGCTCGTATCCAGCAGATCGGCTACGAGGTCTCGAACCTGCGGATGCTGCACAACAAGGTCGCCAACGAGAACGGCGACATGGAGACGCTCGACAGTCTCGGCCCGCGGATCTACAAGGAGCGCGTCGGGGGTGGCGCGTGAGCTGGCACCTCGGCCGCCTGGCCGGATTTGATACGGAAACAACCGGCGTCGACGTCGAGCAGGACCGCATCGTCACCGCCTGCATCGTCGAGGTCGGCGGCCAGACCCCGCCCCTCACGGCGAACTGGCTGCTCAACCCGGGCGTCGACATCCCCGAGCAGGCCAGCGCCGTCCACGGGATCACCAACGAGAAGGCCAAAGCCGAGGGGCAGGACGCCGCTGAGGCGATCGCCGAGCTGGTGGCCGGGCTGACGCAGGTCGTCCTCGCGGGGACGCCGCTGGTCATCATGAACGCCCCGTTCGATCTGACGATCTTGGACCGTGAGGCGCGCAGGTACGGGCTGAAGACCCTGTCGGACACCGTCGGCAGCGACCTCCGTGTCGTCGACCCGCGGGTCATCGACAAGGCCCTCGACATGTACCGCAAGGGCAAGCGGACGCTGACCGACCTCTGCCGCCACTACCGGGTGAAGCTCGACGGCGCGCACTCGGCAGACGCCGACGCGATCGCGGCCTGCCGGGTCGCCTGGCGGTTGGGCTGCGTCTACCCGCCGCTCGCGGAGATGGGCCTCGACGAGCTGCACGCGCAGCAGGCCGAGTGGCACAAGGTGTGGGCCGCGGACTTCCAAGCGCACCTGCGCGGCAAGGGCGAGACCGACGCCGTGATTGACGGCCGTTGGCCACTGCGCCCGGTCGGGGGTGCCGCGTGAACGAGCAGATCGCCATCGGAGCGTCCGCGCTCATGGTCAGCCTCGCCGGACTCACCGCCGTGGCCCGGGTGTGGCCTGCGACCGTCCGCGGCCGGCACCGCGCCCCGCTGCTCCGGCCGGTGGAAGCGCTCGTGCAGGTGACGGTGCGCTGCCGGGCCGAGGGCCGGGACACGGTCCATGCGCGGACCCGGGTGACGAACGAACTGATCTGCCGCTCCTGCGGCCACTTCTCTACGGAGGGACCCAAGTGACCACCCTCTTCGACACCACCACCCCGCCCGCGGCCGCCCCTGTGGCGGCCGGACCCCGGCCCCTCGTCGTCGGCCTCGACATCGCCCTCATCACCTCCGGCGTGGCCGGCCCCGGATGGGCCGACCACTTCCGCACCGGCGACCGCCGCGGGGAACAGCGCCTCACCCACATCGTCGAGACCGCAGCCACCTTCTACCGCAACGCCGACTTCGTCCTCATCGAGGGCGCCGCCTACTCCATGGCCAAGCAGGTCGGCCACGACGAGATGTCCGCCGCCCGATGGATGATCCGCTGCGACCTCTGGCGCCGCGGTATCCCCTTCGCCGTCGTCACCCCCGACTCGCGCACCATCTACGCCACGGGCCGAGCCCGTTGGAAGGACGAGGAGGGGAGGAAGCTCACCCCGAAGCAGGTCAAGGGCAAGGTTCGGGACGAGGCGTCCCTCCGCTACCAGCAGGACTTCAGTGGTACGGCCCGCTACGACGAGGCCGACGCCTACGTACTGATGGCGATGGGCATGGACTGGCTCGGCTACTCGCTGGCCGAGGTCCCGAAGACCCACTCCCGGGCGCTGAAGGGCGTGGCCTGGCCGACGACCACCGTGGCGGTGGCGCGATGACCCACTACCAGGGCAGCATCCCCACCGCCAAGCGCGCCGCCGACTGGCGCGATGCCGCCGCCTGCCGCACCGAAAACCCTGAACTGTTCTTCCCTAAAGGCGACTCGGGACCCTGGCTCAACGCCATCGAAGAGGCCAAGAACGTCTGCCGCCGCTGCCCCTCCGCCGAAGCCTGCCTCCAGTTCGCTCTCACCGAGGGCATCGACTCCGGCATCTTCGGCGGGCTCACCGAGCAGGAACGCCGCAGTGTCCGCCGCACCGTGAAACGCCGTCAGATCTCCGTCGACCAGGCCGCAGCCCGCAAAGCAGCAAGGACCCCCAAGCCGACCACCATGCGGGGCATCTTCAACGCCAGCGCCACGCCCCTCCCGGACGGGCACGCCGCATGGACCGGCTCCCGCCAGGTCCATTTCAAGGGGCAGGTCTTCACGCCCAAGCAGTTCGTGTTCACCCTCGACCGCGGTCGGGCGCCCGACGGCCGCGTGACCTCAGAGTGCGGCGTCACCAACTGCATCCTGCCCGCTCACCTCAAGGACCAGCAGGAACGCGGGATCTGCGGAACCCGGACCGGCTACCGGCGGCACATTCAGGAGCAGACGGAGATCTGCCCGCCGTGCCGTCGGGCGAACGCGGACGCGGACAACAGGCTGCGCCGCACCGGAACCACCAAGGCTGCACCGTCCGAGGTCTTCCCCCCGCGGGCCGAGCGTCAGGCGGTGGCGTCGTGACCCACTCCCAGGGCAGCGTTCCCACCACCAAGCGCCGTGACCCCATGTGGCAAGACGACGCGGTCTGCCGCAAGGACGACGTCGACAAGGAACTGTTCTTCCCCGACCGCTCCGACAAAAAGGCCATCGCCGAAGCCCGGAAGGTCTGCTGGTCCTGCCCCGTGATCCAGCGCTGCCTGGAGTACGCGTACCGCAATCAGGAAGACCGCGGTACGTGGGGCGGTCTCACCGAGTGGGAACGGCGCGCCAAGCACGGCCGCAGCCGCAAGGACACCGGGCGCGGTGCGGGCATTCAGGCACCGGGCCGCCGCAAGGCCGCCGCATGACTGGCCGCATGGAAGTCCGCGACGCCCTGTTCGTCGACCTCGGCGAAGGCCGCGAGATCAAGCACGGCGACCGCCGCGGCCAGATCACGTACACCCGCCAGCCCCGCGCCCGCTTCGAATGCGTGCGCTGCGGCTACGCCTCCCCGACCGTCACCGGCGCACCGCAAGTCCGCGACTTCGTGGCCAACGAACCCACCGACCACCGGGCCGTCTGCCCGGCCATCCACCACACCAACCAGCAAGGAGCCATCGCCGCATGAGCACGCACACCGACCCCACCACGGGCGAGATCACCGAAAAGGCGCCCGTCGCCGCGTTCCTCGCCAGCCACCTCAACGGTCGCACCGAGGAGGAACTGTCCACCGAGTTCCACGGCCTCCTCGACCAGGTCCGCGCCCACGGCAAGAAGGGCTCGATGACCATCACCATCGTCGTCGAGCCGCCCGCCAACGGGGTTGAGAGCGCGCCGCTCCCGATCGGTGTCGAGTCCGCGGTGAAGGCGCCGAAGCCGACCCCGGTCAAGTCCCTCTACTTCCTCGACGACGACGGCCTGCCCGTCCGCGAGGACCCCCGCCAGATGGCCATCGAGTTCCGCACCGCGCCCGCCAACGACACCTTCAAGGACGCCTGACCATGACCGACAACACCCAGACCATCGTCGACACCGCGCTCCGCGCCGCACCGCCCGCCGTCCTCGAGGTCGGCAAGGTCCACGCCTTCCACACCGCCGACGGCGTCAAGACCATCGACCTCACCTCGCCCGCTCACACCGGCATCCCCCCGCGGAAGTCCGGCACCACCACCGTCCGCGACGCAAAGTCCTGGATCGCCTACTTCGCCAAGCACAGCAGCGACGCCACCGAGGTCTACTCCGACAGCGAGCGCCTCACCGTCACCGCCGTCCTCGACGCCCACTCCGCCGACACCCCGTCCTGGGGTGACCACCGGCTCGTCCTCTCTCTGCGCACCACCGACGCGTGGAAGCAGTGGATGCGCAACGACGGCGAGCTGCTCGAGCAGGAGTCGTTCGCCGAGTTCCTCGAGGACCACCTGCCCGAGCTGCTCGAGCCCGCATCCGCCGACATGCTCGAGATCGCGCAGTCCATCCAGGCCGCCACGAAGGTCGACTTCCAGTCCGGCGTCCGGCTCTCGAGCGGGCAGCGCCAGTTCCAGTACGTGGAGACCACCACGACGAAGGCCGGGCAGAAGGGTCAGCTGACCGTCCCCGAGACGTTCGTGGTCGGCCTGGTCCCGTTCGAGGGCAGCGAGGGCTACAAGCTCACCGCCCGCCTCCGCTACCGCATCACCGACCGCGGCCTGCGCATGGGCTACAAGCTGGAGCGCCCCGCCGACATCCTCCGCACCGCGTTCGCGGACGTCGTCAACACGATCGACGGGGACATCGAACAGCCCGTCATGAACGGGACGCCCGCCTGATGGCCGCCCGGCCGCGGGGCAGCAACCCCCAGCGCTGCCCCGCGTGCCGGGCTCCCGTCATCAAGCAGCTCGTCGGCGAACGCGCCGCACTCAACGTGACCGCCGACCTCAACCCGCTCACCCCCCGGCAGCAGGCCGAACTCGCCGAACCCAACCGGCTCATCTGGTGCCTGCGCACCAACCGGTTCGGCACCCAGCGGCTCCTGTGGCTCGACCCCTGGCACCCGCCCGACTGCCCCCACGGCGACCACGTCGCCGACCACAGATGCCCGCCCGCCGAACCCACCACCTTGTTCTAAGAGGAGACCGCCCGTGGACAACGTCCGCCACATGCCGCGCGACCAGGCGGACCAGGACGGCTTCACACGCACCAGCCCCCACGACGCCGAAGCCGAAAACTGGATGGCCGGCGTCATCATGCACAGCCGCACCGCCTTCCTCGAATGCGCCGAGGTCCTCGACCGAGACGACATCTACCAGCCCGCGGTCCGCCTCATCTGGGACGTCGTCGGCGGCATGGTCGCCGAACAGAAGCAGCTCCACCCCATCACCGTCCGCGTCGAGATCGAGAAGCAGAAGCAGCTCCGCCTCGTCGACGACGGCCGCCTCCTCGACCGCCTCGGCGCCGAGACCATCAGCCCGACGATGGCGCAGGCCTTCGCCGAACGCATCGCCGACGTCGCGAAAATCCGCCGCCACGACG